ATCTGATGGTAAAAACTTCCACATAATTTAAGGAATATATATTATATAATAACAAGCATGAACAGGTTGAATATTTGAGTGAGGTAAATTACCTCCAATATCACTATTTGAAACACTTACAGATATATTAGTAGAACTTTCAGATGTTTGATATATCATTCCAGTTCCTGTTCCATCTGCACTTATTTGAGCAGCTGATGGTACTGTAACAAGAGGAATAATATCATTATTAGCTCTTAATGAATTAGTTGGATCAGTTGTATCATCAGAAAAATTATGTCTATGTTTAGGATCAACTATAGTGGTAGTAGCAACATGTGTATGAGAAGGTATTTGTGTAACACCTAATGTGATTTGATTTGCTCCTGTAGTTGTATTTAATGAATATGTAGGATTACCACCTCCAGGTTGAACTACAGGATTAAATGCAGCAGCACTCATTGTTGTAGCTCCAACTAAAGTTCTTCCTCTTAAATCAGGAACACCAGGGTTTTGACCATTACATAAAAATATCCTTGCATAATTTCCTAAACCAGCTCCAGATGCATCAAAATTAGATAATGAAGGAGCAAAATATGGAACTGCTACATAAGGAATCATTCTAGAACTATATAATGTAAATGTAGGATCACTGTTTATATAAGCTTCTATATAATCATTAACTCCAGGATGACCAGGACTAGCAAGAATAGGTACATAACTATTTAATTGTAATATTAAAGCATTAAGCGTTGTATTAATTGCACAAAGTTTATTAATTGTAGCTTGTAGAACATTATGTGTACCACCAGAAGATGTAACTCCTGTAACACATCCTAATGTATAATCAGCGTTTATTTCTGCTATATCAGCAACAATTAAATCAATTTGATCTTGGAGGTCACATGTAGCTTTAATAATAGCTGTAAGCACTTCATTTAATGTAAATCCTGTACACTGTGTGCAAGTTGGTAAATATTTACTTACTACATTACAAATAATGTTATTATCTATAATAGGTTTAATACCTGTTCCATTAAGTACAGGAACAAGAAAGTTAACTATTGCATTTTCAACAGACAATAAAGAATCTCCGTGAAGAATACCTAACTCAGGAACATTTATTCCTGTATATTTAATGCACTGATCTGAAATAGTCTCAGCACATCCATTAAAACAATTTGAACAACTCATTATCTATATTTTAAAAGTTTGATTTTACTAGCTATCATATTCACAGAATATAAACCAGCGTAATTTGGATTACAAATTTTATATGAAAGAATTCTTCTGTAATTCAATAAAGAATTCATTGTATATGCATCAAAAGATTGATTTAACATAAATGAGATGTTATTATATAATGCATTACTCATATCTGCTATTTTACAATCTATCTCTAATATTAAAGAAGGAATGTTAGCACATTCTTTACAATTGGTTAATCTAGGTGATAGCATAATTTTATTTATTTATTTATTTACTTTAGAAGCACAGTGTGCACATAACCCATTGGTCAATTGACATCCACACCCCACTTTAGCTCCACATGCTGTACATTGTGCCATGATTAATAAAAGTTTATTTGATAATTATTCCCTGAACATCCACAGTTATTTTTTAAAAAACTGTTTAACATATTATCTGCTTGGTTATATAGTTTATATGCATCAGTCACTGCACAATTATTTGCTGCAGCAATTGATCCTTGTATAAAGAAATATATTGAATTTAATGTTACACTAGATTGTGTTTTCAATGCTTGATCACATTCCATTAAATCGAGTTTCATAAATGCTCCATCAAACTTCTCTTGAAGTTTATCTACACGCATAATAGACTTCTCTACAAAGTTCTCATACGCAGGAGTGATAGAATATTTTAAATAATAAACACCATCTGGTAAAGGTTGGTTAATTCCTGCTGGTGTTATTCCTAAGTTAGATGATGTAAAAATATTAAAATCATCCACTGTAAAAGGTATAACAGCTACATCAAATCCTGGAGGTGTTATTTCAATAGTTGGAGAAGATACAATAGGAGGTGTACTAGTGTATGTCGATGCATCTGCAACACCAAGTGTTAATGTATTATATGTAGGAATTACTAGTATATCTAATTGTAAGTTTGCCATGTTGTTTTTTAATAAATATGCCAGAGGAATATGAGTGTATATCCTCTTTCCCCTGGCATAGGTTATTTAATAATATTTATTACTTCTTCGTATTCTTAAGGAATGTTTGTAGAAGTTGTAGTAGTAGTAGATGCAGGAGCACTAGATGTAGTAGTTGTAGTTGTAATACAAGCATTGTTATCTAATACAGTTCCTAAAGCAGCTTCTAAAACAGTTTCAATTGCAGCAGCAATACCACTTGTTAAAGAGTTTGGAGCAGCAATGATTACAGTGCTATCTTCTTGAATGTAATCACCCCATTGGTATGCAGATTTATCATACTCATTAAATTTAATGTAGTATGTATCATATGTAGTACCACCAGATACCCAAGTCTCAAAGTTCTCGTTGTATCCATTCATTCTGTAAAGGTGTTTCAAGTAACCAGCTTGGTAGCTATAGAAATTTTTCTCTAATTGAGCAATTTCTGCAGATGTACCAGTAGCATAAGAAGCACGTTGAGTGATGATTGGTTGAGCAACAAAGTTACAAGCATCTGCAACAATAAAGTCAGCAGTAGTAGCTGGACCAGCATATACAAATGTTCTGAAAGACATTCTGTCATATTCAAAAGGGAACGCAGCAACATCACATGGTTGTCCATATACTGTTAATGGTTTTCCTGTAATACGCAAGATAGTTCCACCTACATTTTCAAATGTATAGAATGTAGAGAATGAAATGTTATCAGGGTTGTTTCCTGGAGCTTTCAAATTCAATTGATAAATCAACTCATCAATGATAGTAGATGTACTTACATCAGCACATGGATTAGCATCACAGTCACAACAAGGAGCTTGAATAGTTACTGATCTAGTGAAACCATTGAAATACAATGTATCAATATAAGAAGAGTGAGCACGCAAAGTTAACGTGATAACTTCTCCACATTGTACAGTGAAATTAGTTACATCAGTAATTTGGTTAGCAGCTGTTGGACATCCTGTTACTTTATACCATTCTGTTACATTAGAACCATTAGGTCTAATTGTTTGTACATTTCCTGTAAGAACTACTCCACCACCTGCAATTCTATCAGATCTTTTAGATCCTTGCAAATAAGTATTTGTTCTACCTTGGGCAATGTAAAAATAAGGGAAGTTATTAATAGTTGAGCTAGTTACCGTAGCATACAAGTTATTAAAAATCCCAACTTGTCCTGCAGTCAAGTTTTGTGTTGAGCCAGAGCTAGGGAGTGCAGTTTGCCCTACTGGAACCACAAATAATGTGGTTAATGAAAAATCAGCCATTGTTTATTTATTTAAATTAATAGTTTATTCGTTTGTTTGAATTCTGAATTGTGCACTTTGTACAGCTGCAGCATTTTCAGTATACATTGCTAAGTTTTGAACTGTAAGATCTAAAAGTTCATCTTCTAGATATGTTTCTAATTCACAATCAGCATCATATGATGGTTGCCCATCTAACATAATATATCCTGTCTTATTTATATACACTGGATATCTCATGTACATTATCTGTATATTCGTAGGTGTAAATGTACCATCGGTGAATATACTTATTTCATCAGAGGCAAGAAAGTTAAATGTTTCTTGGTATTCAAATGAAGGTTTATAATGATCATTATTTAATATGAATTGAAGATCGCCATGTTTAGCAAGATCTCGGTTAATCCATATCTTTCTATCTTTACATCTTCCTTTATCAGCTAATGCGTAGCTGTCAACATAGAACATATACTTAGGTTCAAGTAGATGAATATTAGCAGCCCATTGATTTAAATCAGCATCCTTTAATGTTAATTCTAATGGTTGGTGATTATAATTCAATACAAGACTCTGTAAGTCTTCATACCGTTTTTTAAATGCATCCATTCCTAATCCACTGGTTACACTAATACCATCAACTTTTTGTTTTATCAACTTTATCTGAGCTTCATTCAAAGCTAAGATCTTGTCTTCTAATTGAATCTGTTGGTGCTCATTAGTTGATAGTTTATTTAGTTTCTGATCAATCTTATACAATAAACTATCTACTGGGATCATATGCTTTTATATTTTTAAAACTAGCCTCTTATACAGAAGCTAGCTTTTTAGTTTTCAATTTACCTTCTAATACTAATAACTCATCTTGGTTATCATCATCAGCTAGGAATCTAATTAAATCTTCCTCATCTTTAGCTATTTCAAATTCACCTTCATAAACCTTACCGTTTGGTTTGATTCTATATACTGAATGTGCTACAGCTTGTTTTACTAAATCTTTTATATGGAGTAAGGCTTCTTTCATATCTGCAAATCTATTGAACACTTCAACTGGACTCAATCCTGAATATTTACCATTCTTGAATTCTGTTTGTTTCAATACATTATCTACTAAGTTATAAACCACTTCTTCTTTTGTTTCTTCTGTTACTGGAAGACCTAAAAGTCTTGCAACTTTTTTCTTCTTCTCAGGACTCATAGAATCAAACTTAACAATAGCTTTATTGATCAATTGTTTTTTCTT